GCCATAAAATTATTCTTCTGAAACCATACTTCTGTTCGCGACTATTGCATAAAGCACAGCAGTTTTCAATGCTGGTCTTCCTGTAAGAAACTGAACCTCAAGATCCATGCAAGCACCTCTAAGCGCAATTCTTGGGCGAAGCGTCGAATCCGTGGTATCTGATCCTTTGAACTGATAAGACATTATTACTTCAGCAATATCAGGATCATGTGTTCTAGCATAAAGATTAATAAAATCTCCAGGCGAGTTATTAAATTGATACTCAGCTTTCAGGAATCTCTTTTCATGCACATTGTCAAATGTGTACTGTCTTGATCTTATTCTAGCATCAATTCTTTCCAGCCTTGGCCCAGAAGAAAGAATCTGAGATGGCAAAATAAAAGGAAGAATGGGAGTTCCATCCTGAGATGTGAATTGATCTCCATCCTCGTATTCCTCTGTCAGAAAGATTCCACCATAGTTTCCAACGCCAGCAAACTTAGTTAAAATGAACTGCCTTCGCTTGTTTCCATACTGGCAGGTAGCATAATCATCGATGTACAGTCCTGCTGGGTAAGTATCGATTCCTTCCCATTGCTGATTCAATGTGTTGTAAACAATGATAGCATTTGGTCGAGTTGCTCCATTGATTGGTAACGCCATGAAAAATCTGTTGTCGTAATAGGAAGACACAGACCTGCCCGCCGCAGTGTAATTTACGTTGTCAAAAAAATCATCAATTGGTTCAGACAACGGAAGTGTATTGCCAACCAGTTTTAAATCAAGTTGCGGTGTGATGACATGTACACCCTTTCCGCTCAAGAAAAACACAAACTGACCAGCAGACATGATGCTTTTTCTTGCCAAGCATCCTACCTGTGTGGTCACTACGGTAATTTGACTTTGATCTGGAGCAGCAGGATCAAAATGCGGGTCAATGTATGCCACGCAGATTGACTTCTTCATGAACACCAAGAATTGGTTTTCAATCCAAGGAAGCAACCCAACGATAGAATCATTTCCGCCCTGATTGATTATGAAGTTATTTATCTCAAAATCAACAACTTCAGAAAGAATATCGCTTACTGCAACCTGCGTATCTCTGAACTTACAGACAATTCGGTTCTGAAAATACAGTCCAAAATCAGATGGAGGAAGACTGCCTGTCCCAGCAGTTCCTTGAATATTTCCATAGATTGATGTCTGAGGAATGACTGACACCAAAGAAGTGGCATCATCCCACACCAATGGAGGCTTAACCTTAACAACGCAGGAATAAATGTTACTTGCTGATGAAATGCTTGATCCTGTGTTGTTTGTATAAACAAACGTAAATGAACCAGCAGAGACTGAGGTAACTAGAAACGTGTTATTGAACGAAACGTGCCCAGAATCTGTAATATTGAAGATTGTGACCTCATCTCCAACAGCATAAGTTGGATGCACAGAAGCATAGGCGTTAATCCAAGTCGCTGTAACAGTTGTGCTGCTGCCATTGGCAACTGTAGCATGCGAAAGGCTAAGAGCAGCAGTGGTTGATGCTCCTCCAGTTCCTTGTCTTGCTTCTGTCTCCTGTCCACGAAAGATGTACAGCTTGTCCAGTGCTTGGACAATATCCACAGTTCCGCCATCAGCAATTCCTCTGTAATAGGTTGTGCTGTTAATGACCTGACTTGGAAACATTTTTGCAGACGAAAGTGTCTGTGTTTCAGTGTTGTACAGGTACATCCTGTCAGTGAACACAAGCGCAATATTATCCTGACCATTTGTGTCAACATACGTCCCAGAACCAACCATCGTCTGAGAGTTAAGCTGTGAGTCAGTCAGCCGTTTGCAACCCTTGCGAGGCTGTGCAGTGCCACGCTGAAGACGCACATTGTAGGCAGACTGCGCAAATCCAGGCTGTAGATTACTCGGATCTAATCGCGAGTTAACCCCGATAAAGTTGTTATCGACTTCCTGGAGGATTTCAGCAGGCATTTACTTTTGTACAGACCAAATGACAGTATTCACTGGCGCAGAAGATTCTTCCGAGTCGTTATAATCTTCTTTGCTTTGATTGACAATCATGCGGTCAATAATCTTCATGCAGTTCTGAAGGCCATCGCGGAGATCCAGAAGATTCTGAGTCTCCATGGTTTCACAAGAGTCATCCATTTCGCTGCCCATATCTTCAGAGCCATACCCGCATTCAGGGCACTCTCCGTTTTCCATCATGGAACCGCAATCAGGACATTTGCGTCCTTTGGTTGATCCCAACATCGAACTGAGTGAATCCATTAAGCTCATACAATACTTTCTTTCAAATCGTTTGCTCTGTTCAACCAACCTTGTTTAAATTTGCCAAGTTCAGGCTTTTGTTCTACCAGCCTAACATAGAAATCTTCCTTTTGGGAACAAATCTGCAAAGCAACCACATCAGGACTTCTGACCTTGCAAGCAGCCATCAAGGCCACCTTTGTGTGCGGCCCCATGATGCCGTCATCATGTGTGCCCACAGTGCGCTGAAGCAGTTTCACAGCCTGACTAGGCCCCATGTTTACGCAGTTGTCAAAGTGAACTGCATTTACGGGCCAAGGAAGCTCACTGCACTTGTGCTTTTCCCAGTAGTCTTTGCGGTAAATCTCTGAGGCATGTTCCAACGTCAGGTTTTCGATATCCAGGTATGGATGACTGCGCTGGTCGATTCCAAACTTAGTCAACCCGCCGGCATCCCCAGAGACGTTTTCGGAAACAGCAAACTTCATGTCGCCATGGTGACCTTTGGTAAACTCGGTTTCATGTTCCAAAACGAACTTTAGGGCTTTTTCAAAGTCAGTCATGCGTAAGCTAAGAAAGTGAGATTAGACTTAGGAACGGGCAATTTGCCGTTTTCGTCGTAGATTCCAGAGTAGGGAGTGATCGTGTCAGGCGGTAGCCCGTTTCCCTCGCTTGCTGCTGGAGGAAGGATTCGGTTTAGCTTTTGCAGCACGAGGAGTCCTGCTGGTGGACTTTGGTTTGTGTAACGTTGTGTCAGTTGAGGAATTCGGGGTGTAGGCAGAATAACCATATAGATAGAATGATAAAAAGAGCCAGTTTCCTGAGGCTCCTAGGTTTAGAATGATTTCGCTCCAAGATGGAGTTGATAATGTAATTATGTTAGCTGCTGCACCACAAATAGTTGTAGCCATTACTGCTTTGTAAAGCACTGCTGCATAAGGCTTTTGCCACACTTTGCTGTCTTTGTTGCCAAAGATCTTGAATAGCAAATGAACAGATGAGCAAATAAGCAGACTATTTGCGATTAGATTTAGGAGCGTCGTGATGTGCATCAGATGGGATCAGTTTATTGGCTAGATTTTCGACAGCACGCAAGCCAAGGAATCCAAGCAGGAACGCGATGGCAAAACCAAAGTCATGGCCATCAAGATTTGCTATTTTAAGAACCAAAGGAGTGACATAATTAGCAGACGCAGCGCCACCCAGCAAGGATGCAACTGTTGCTGCAAAGCTCTGCTGCTGACGGCTACTCGTAAGAATGGCTCCTGCCAAACCTGCTATCGCCAAGCCAACGTCTATGCCCTCATCTTTTAGGTTCATTTAATTCGATAATGTACTAAAGCTACACGCCTTCCGTCGATACCAATATGCGAAAATCTTTTCTTTTCGGCTCCAGCCTTTTTTAAGGCAGTTGTCGCAGCGGTCAATCCTCTGTTCAGTTTCTCAGCAACTTCAGTAAGTGTCAGCCATCCTTCATCTTTTGGCGGGAATGGAAGGTTGACCTCCTCGGCAAGTTTGGTAATCCAGTTTATACTGGCAGTTTGAACGTGTTTGTCTTTGTTTCCTTTGCTAGCCATATCTGTGTTTCATTATCGCAATATTCACCCCAAGCAAATCCTCTGCTCCAGGATGTTGTTGCACGTCTCTGAGCTGCATAGCCCATGTCCTCAGTCCTGCCTAGCCATCCTACGCAGTACCCAGTCGGGTGTGCTCTGTTCCTACCTTCAGCTTGAGTGACCCTGTGCAGGTGGGCAATAACTGCCTTGGTAGCTGTTCCTGAGCACACAGCTTCAGCAGTGTCACGCACAGCCTGTTCGTTGATCATGTAGCCGTGACCAAACAGTGCGTCCCCAAACTGTCTCCATCCTTCTTGGAAGCTGTACGGAACAACCTCACATTTGACCTCCTTGGCTCGATCTAGGATCTGGTGGTAGATTCTAGCTGCTAGAGCTGACACAATTGCCCTAGGCGATTCCATGAGATTTGTCAACCTTGCCTCATGGTTTCCAAGCAGGTAGACCTGTGGCTTAAATCTGGATATGAACGTCAATCCGTCGTTTAAGTCACCCTCTGGATCAGCAGCATCATCAGCAGTGCCAATCGCTCCTGAGCGTAAGCACGCTAGATCAATGTGATCGCCCAATGCAATTCGAGTATCTGGTTTCCAGCGTTTCTGAAAGTCGTACACCTGATCAAGCAGTTGCTGATCAACTAAATGGCCGTGAGTACAACCCACAGCCATAAACCGTTTCCATTTTCTTGTAATGTTGGCCATTTTAGACGCAAAACAGCCAGATGAGGGCTATCTCGTAAGTTTGAAAGTGTAGATCTACCCCTACTTTATCAAATATCCAGTTCAGCAAAAACTTCAGGGCGATAGCTAAAACAAGAACTTCTCCAAACGCTTTTAGGCGAGTAAGGCGTTGAGCCATTGCCTTTTGCGTTGAGGATGTTCGTCTGGTCATTTTTTATTATCTGGAGTTGTGTGAGATGCTCCGTAGTAGAATGAAACTACAGCAGCCCAGCTAGTGCTAAGGCTTCCAATGAGAAGCGTCAAGCCTGCATTGTCCCACAGTTTGAGATCTCCTGTCATTAATCCAACAAGAATGCCAAAGAATCCCACAGTCACCACACACGCAAGCGCAGCAGGAACCCAAGAGCCAGTCTGCGTCTGCATCTGCCTTGCACTCGCTCTGTCTGCTTGAGCAAGTTCCTCGGCCTTGATTCCCATCTCGGCCATCTTTGTCTTGAGTTGTAGATCAGCCTGTTGCAAAGCGGCCATTTGTTCGGCGGTTAGCTGACCGCTTGTCAGGGCTTTCTCAATCTTCTCCTTGGTAGGTTCAGAGATGCCGAGAGCACCAGCAACTGCCGAGACGGCTGCGCCACCAAGAGGGCCACCAAGGATGGTGCCAATGGTAGGCAGGATTTGCTTGATCCATTCCATAAATTACCTGGCTAGTGCGTACTTGATGGAGTTTTCTGCAAACGCCGCAAACACATAAGTTGCTGCGCTGGTGTTATTAAGTGTTGCACTGCGAATCTTAAATCCGTTTGAAAGAATATCTACAGACAAGGCAGCACCTTCAGTAGTAGCTGTATTTGCAAGTTGCGTTAATCCAGCCACATTATATGCATTTACGGTTGTATCAATCATAGCCCAGTCACCAGTTGTGCTGCTTGCTTTTACTATAATAAATCTTGGCCTAAATCCGCAATACACAAACGGCCCATCAGCAGATCCGTTGCCTGTGTAGCTGCCGAACTTGGAGAATCCTGCGATTTCGGCGAAGCAGTAGGCCAGTGCAAGTGTTCCTGCCCAACTAGTTCCAATGCTAATAACTGATGATGTCGGTGCTGTGCTATTCCAGATATTTGCGTTTGTAGATTTTGCAGCTGTTGTATTTAACACCAACCATTCCGTTCCAGCAAGTCCCGTATGCCAGACTCCCCAATTGTCAGCAGCAGAGTCTCTAGTCTTAAATATAACCATTTTAGGCGCAACACCAAGTCCGTGGCCTATTGTGCAATTTGCTGATGCCGATTTTGTTGCCGTTACTACACTAAATCCTGCTGTCGTGTTTGCGCTAACCTGACTCGTGATCGTGCCAGCAGTGTTGCTAACGGCTGTGCCACCTGCTTTCCACTGCCATGCAATGTAGGTTGCAGCAGCAGCGTTCAGCTTGGCTAGTGCACCAATATTGAATCCATCTGCGTTAAACGTCGTTAAACCAGTTGCCTGTGTCGTTTCAGCGGCAGTTGAGTTGCTGACGAGATCTTTGGTCGTGCCGCGAACAACATCGTACAAGGCGTGATCTGTTGCGCCACTGCGTCCTTTAATCCACACAAAATCAGGCTGAAATGAAATTGTATTAACAGCGTTTGATATGCTTCTTGCTGCTGCATTTCCAGTGTATGTGGTCGCCGCCATTACAGATGCGCCATTTACAACCAAAGGAGTTGGTAAACTTGAAGAGCAAAGATAAGAAAATCCATTTGGTGGATTATAGGTAAATGGCCTTTGACCAAAATTTGCATAAATTATTTTGGCATTTGTAAGAGATCCAACGTATGGCAAATATCCTCCACCAGTAGCAGTATTTGATAATAATGAATATGTTGTGCCGTCTGTTGTGTATTTTAATTCTCCAATATCAGCATTAAATGAAACTCCAATTACACTGGTTGTTGGTGTTATTGCTGCGGCAAGTGCTGTATTTTTATAAACTCCAATTAATTGATCTGCGGTTGCAGCACTAAAAGAAACTTCCCAGTACCAACTTCCTGAATCCATGGAAATACTTCCAATCGCATTTTGAGAAGCAGCAGAACTTGTTTGCAAATTTCCAGAACCAAGCGTAGCTGTTGTTGTTTTATCAATAGGATTTAATACGCAATAATTATTTGTTGGAATATCCAACACACTATCGTATGTAACTCCTAAAGTTAAACTAATCCCATTTGTAGTCCATGAATTTCCTTGTCCGCTAAAATCTCTTCCTATACTAGCAATATCTGCAAATCTAAGATAAAATCCATTTGTATTATATGTTCCAGTATATTTTTTAGGAGTCCACGATCCATTTAATGTATTTATTTGACCAAAAAATGATGGAGTTAATGCTATTCCAGTTACAAAATTTACTTCACCTATGTATCCATCAAAATATTCAATCGCAGCTCCAGCATATTTCCCTATTGCTGCCGCTGTTGATCCAGGATTTGTAACATAAGATCCAAGCGATAAAGATGGATAAGTTCCACTTAAAACGCAACTAGATCCATTTACGTATAATTTTACTCTATTTGATGCTGTTGCTTGATTTGAATCATATACTAAAACAATATGATACCAAGCTGAAGGATCTCTAAAAACTTGTGTTGTAACAAGCGAAAATGCAATTACACCAGCGTCAGCTTGAGCATATGTTAATGTGTCTCCAGTAAAATAAAGAGTAGAATAAGAAGTGCTTCCAGCAGAATAGGAAAAAAGATGTTGATTTCCAGTTAATGTTCCACGCTTAACCCATATACTATATGTCCACAATTTTTCTGTTGATACAGCAGAAACGCCTTTTGACAAATAATTACCAGATCTAATTCTGAGAGATCTATTTGAGATCCCTGTTGTTAAAACAGATCTTAATGCACCTATTAATGAAAGCATAATTAAATTGTAGCGTCTCCACCAACAATCCAAGAATTAGCGGCAACTTTTATCAAAGAAATAATAGCGTATTGCCCCGATGTTTTTGTACCATTCTTGCTATTCACTGATGTTGTGCCAGGCGTAACAGCAGAAACTGTAACTTGTCCAGATCCAAGTTGCATTACAAGAATTTGTGTTCCAATTGGAAACGCCACTGTAGCGTCTGTTGGTATCAATATAGATACAGCAGAAATATTACTTGTTGTAATAAGATAACCAGCATCCGTCAGCGCAATCGTGTACGTTGTGCCAATCTGAGCGTTGATCAGTGCTTGTGCTGTTGC